TCGATGCCTGATTTTGACCTGCTTAAATTCCCAGGAAGCCGTGATTTGCGTAAACGCGCCTTAATGTTCCTAGAAGGGGCTGCTGGGCGCGCGCCAACCGAAAAATTGATGAATGAAATTCAAGCGCGCGATGACGAAATCCGCGACATGAAATCGCAAATCAATGAGTTGTTGGCGATGCAGAAGGCTCAATCCCAAGACAAACAAGATAAACCAAGTCGCAAAACAGCGGCTTAAGGAGATAAAACATGGCTACTACGCCTTGCGGGTTCGCAGCGGGATTGCTGGGAACTCCGCCTTTTTCTGCACAATGGATGCCACGCCCCATCGTTGTTGATGTGACGCCGGTATCTGTTGCTGCCAATACAGTTGCCGAACAAGACTTTACGGTCACGGGAGCAAACACAAAAGACGCTGTTATCATTTCGCCATCTGGAACCACGGCGGGAGTCGGATTGTTGGCAGCTAGGGTTTCCGCTGCAAACACCGTAACTGCAGCTTTTGTTAATGCTACGGCTGGGGCTTTAGTTCCTCCTGCTGGGGCTTGGAAATTCGTCTTTATTAAGGCGACTGCCTAATGTCACTTTTAACGCTGGTGCAAAACGTCATGTTGCGGGCTGGGTTTCCTAGCCCACCCGTGGCGTTCGCATCAGATGATAAAAGCGTTCGGCAAATTATTGCTTTGGCCAATACAGAAGGCAAAACTCTTTCAAGGGCTTATGATTGGATGGCTCTGCAAAAGATAGGTAGCTTCATCCTGGTTGCTGGGCAAGCGCAATATACATTACCGGAAGATTTTCTACGACCCATTAATAGAACTTTCTGGGATGTCAGTAATCGATGGCAGATGATGGGGTCGGTATCACCGCAGGCTTGGGAATTTATCAAGTCTGGCATTACTAGCGTCATTCCCTATAAACGTTGGCGTATATTTGGGTCTGGAGCATCCAGATTTACGGTAGACCCTGTCCCTGGCGTTGGGGACGCGGGTAAAGAAATACGATATGAGTATATAAGTTCCTGGTGGTGCCAATCGCAAACAGGTGTCGGCCAAGCAAATTGGGTGGCCGATGCAGACACAGGCATTCTTGATGAAGAAATTATGACGCTTGGCGTCAAATGGAGATTCCTGGCCAACAAGGGTCTGGCCTATGCGGATGACCGAGAAGATTACGAAAATGAACGGAAGAATAGGGCCGCTCAGGAAAAAGGTGCATCAGTATTGTCTACCAATGGTGGAGGATTATATACCGGCATACCATATCCTGTTTCACCAGACGGAAATTTCGGATAATGGCTATTACCAATCGTGCCACAAATAGATCAGGCACCAATAGGTCATATCCCTTCCCGGTTGGTAGCGGTGGTTGGAATGCGTTTTCTCCTTTATCGCAAATGCCGCCCACCGATGCCATTATTATGGATAATTTCTTTCCGAACCAAGGTTCAACAGACCTTAGAACGGGCTATGAAATTTGGTCTACTGGTTTAGGTGGTGCTGTTGAAAGTCTGTACGAATGGAGCGGCGCAGCTTCCAAGAAACTGATTGCGGCAGCTGGAGGTAAATTATGGGATGCTACCCTAAAGACCGCTGGCACGCAATTAGCGATGGGTTACAATTCAAATAGATGGCAAGCGATAAATTTTAAAAGCAGATTAATCCTGGTTAATGGCACTGATGTTCCGCAGGATTTCGATGGCACTACAGTAACATCACCAGCTTGGACTGGGCCTACCTTAACTACTTTAATTGGGGTTAATTCCTATAGGAACAGGGTGTATTTCATTCCAAAAAACAGCGCCAGCGTATGGTATGGCGGGGTTGATGCGGTTGCTGGGGCTTTAACAGAATTTGATTTAAGTGCTGCCGGTCAATATGGCGGTTCCTTAATGGTGATGGGGACATGGACTAGGGGGACGGAGACAGGAGCGAACGAGTTTGCCGTTTTCGTAATGGATACTGGCGAAACCTTAATTTATTCGGGTGCTAACCCAGGAGCTTCTGACTGGGCGATCATTGGGCGGTTCAAGTTGGGTATACCTTTAGGTAGAAGATCGATTTTCAAAGTCGGTTCGCAACTATTGTTGATCACCAACACAGGCGTTGAGGATTTCTCAACAATTCTTCAGGTGGCAATCGAGAATACGGGAACAGCAATTACCAGAAAAATCACTAACGCTTACACACAAAACTTGGCTGTTTATGGTAATATATTCGGTTGGGAAGGCATTTACTATCCCAAGGGTACAAGGCTTATCATTAATGTGCCGCGGGTTGTTAATACAACTCAGGATCAGTACGTGATGAATACCGCATCTAAAGCTTGGTGCAGGTTTATAGGCCAAAATGCCAATTGTTGGTCACTTCTTGGCGGCGATCTATATTTTGGTGGCAATGATGGCAGGGTTTACCATGCGGATTATGGCCAATCAGATAACGGATCGAACATTAATGGGTATTTGAAGACCGCTTTTTCGTATTTGGGCGTAGACCCATCCATGCTAAAAAAACTGAATGTTTTAAGACCAGTCATTCTAGCTGACGCGGTTGTTAGCCCAGCTTTTGGCATAAGCATTAATTTTAGCCCTGACGACAATGTCAATGGAACACCGACAACTGGAGTTTCGGGTGGAACTTTCTGGGATCAGGGTTTTTGGGATTTATCAGATTGGGCCGGGGGATATGTGGTCAATGATGAATGGTCATCAATCGATGGGTTATGCTACTGCGCTTCCATAAAGTGCAAAGTATCAACGAATGCGGTTTCCGTATCCTTACAGACTTTTGACGTATTATTTGAAACGGGCAACTACATTTGAAATTAATATTCGGTGAGGATCACCTAGTAGCTAATTGGGTAGCCAATAAGCTTAGTAATTTTGATCGCGGATCAGATTTCGGACTTTTCAGAGCCATAGGTATCCAACATGAAAGAAAGATGATTGCTGGTGCAGTTTATAGCAATTATCGGGACTTTGATGTTGAATTTCACATCGCAAGCGTTTCTGAAAAATGGTGCCAAAAGGGTGTATTAAGCAAATTGCTTGATTATCCCTTTATGCAGCTTGGCTGCGTTCGTATGACGTCAACCATTGCAGCGGATGATCAGCGCACCTTGAGATTGGCGAAAGGAATTGGCTTTGAGATTGAGGGATTGCTTAAAAAAGGATATGACGGCGTTAAAGATGCCGTAATTATGGGAATTATGAAAGAAGATGCCATGAGGTGGATCAATGGGTAAAAAAGCAAAGATGCCGAAAGCGCCCGATCCGGCAGCGGTATCGGCAGCGCAAACAGCTTCTAATGCGGCAACCGCCAGGCTTGAGGCCGAACTAAACCGTACAAATCAGGTTGGCCCATACGGGTCTAACACGTGGACGAAGAATGGCGACACCTGGACGCAAACCCAATCGCTTGATCCAAGGCTGCAGACCGCCGTTAACAACCAAATGGATTTGCAAGGCAAATTATCCGGTATGGCTAACCAATATAGCAGCCGTGTCGGGGATGCCCTTAACCAGCCATTTAATTATGATGGGTTGCCACAATTATCAACGGACTTTTCTGCCGACCGGCAAAGGGTTGAACAGGCAATTATTGACCGCAATAAAGGCTATATGGACAGCCGATTTAAACAAGATGAGGATTCTTTAAGACAAAACTTAGCTGATCGCGGTATTGGCATGGGAAACCCCCAATACCAAAAACAATTGGATGATTTTAGGAACAATCGAAATAGCGCTTATTCGGACTTGCAAAGCAAGGCAATTCTTGAGGGTGGCAATGAGCAAAGCCGGTTGTACGGCATTAATTCGGATGCCCGAAGCCGCGGCATTCAAGAGCGCGTCTTGCAACGAAGCCAACCGCTATCGGAGTTATCAGCTTTATTGGGTGGTGCCGGAACGCCACAAGTGCCACAGTTTTCGCAAGCCCCTGGGACGAATGTGCAGGGTACTGATGTTGGTGGCAATATTTGGAATGGATATAATGCAAAATTGCAGGCGGCCAAAGAAAAGAATGCTAACAATCCTTGGAATAAGGCACTCGGCACAATTGGCGGATTGGGCGGCATGGTACTCGGTGGATATACGGGAGGGTTATTTAAATAATGGCTGGCGGGATTGGCGATATTTTACAAAATAATATTCAACGGCGGTTCCAGCCTAGGCAGAAACTTGCCGACGCTTTAATGCAAGGTGCTTATGACACTTCACCCGTTACATCCCCCTGGGAAGCTTTGGGCCGTATAGCGCAAGGCGGTCTAGCTGGTTATGCTGGTAGACGGGTGCGCGACAAGGAAACAGAAGCCCAGAAGGCTGCAACCGATACATTATCCAGGGCGTTAATGGGTGACAATGTTGATTATAACATATTGGGCGGAAACCAGGATACCGCTGGCCTTGGCCTTGATTTAAAAATCAACGACCTTTCCCAACGCCGCGAGATGCAAAACCAGCGGGAATTGGCCGCAATGCGTGGAAATGAACGCGAAACATGGCGAGATGATCGTGGCCCTAATGGAGAGCTAATCGGTCAAATTAATAACAGCGGTAAGCGCGTTATGTTTGATCAAAAAGGCGGAGGGGATCAATGGGTTGATGTGCTTGGCCCCGACGGTCAACCTATCGGACAAAGAAATTCAAAGACAAATCAATTTAGGAATGTAGCCTCTAATGAAAGAATATTCCAAACTAATGATGGCAAATGGTATGTCAAGGATGAGAACGGTATAAGACCTGCGGAGACATTAGTGGTTGGTGGAGGGAAGTTGGGTGGTCAAAACGCCCAGCAAGTGAAAGCTGAGTCCTTGCTTACGGCCATTGAACAGCCATTGGCGAACGTCAAGAAAATGTTAGCAAGCGGGTATAGGCCTGATGCCGCATCTTCTTTTATAGCGAATTCGACTCTGGGAAAAATCTCAAGTGACATAGCTCCTGAGACGAAACAATTCAATTCAAACATGAACCTTATTAACGAAGCGTATCTTAAAGCCCTTAGTGGGGCAGCTAGTAGTGATTCAGAGGCATATAGGATAGGTGCAAGTTTTGCCATTCAACCAGGAGACCCTGAGGCCCTAATTATTGAGAAAGTGCAGCGTATGCAAGATTTTCTTGATCAACAAAGAAATGCTGCCGGTCGTGGCCTAGCTGATATACAGGCTGTCCAACAGCCAGGTATCCCGCAGACAAACGTTGCACCTGGTGAAAACCAGCCAGAATATACATATGATATTAAAACAAGGACTTGGAAATAGTGGCTAAAATACCATTATCTGATGGCACTATCCTGAACCTTCCTGACGGCATGTCACGGGATGAGCAGAAAGCGGCCATAGACCAATTCCTTGACGAAAGAGAGGCCCGACAACAACCTATCGCTGGCGGCACTTCACTAAACCAACAATCGCAAGACGGCAGAATTAGCGGCGGCGTTCCCTTGAGCGGCCCTATGACTATGGACAATCCAATTCAAACCGGTGGGAATGTTCAGGCTAGTCAGATCAATCAAGTAAATTTGCCCGGTACACCTAATCCGAATGCCCCTGAACCTAATTTGATGGATCGCATAGCTTCGTCTTATGTTGGCGGTGTGTCGGGTGCGTTGGGATTTCCTGGTGATTTAATTAATTTCCTTGATCGCGACGAAGCTGAAAATAATAAGCGCTTAGGAATTAATGGGC